CACGTGTGTACTATTGTCTGGAGCACCACCCCGTATCTTCATTGGTCCAACTGCTACGACTTTACCGCTTTTATAATGCCGTGTGGTACCACGACGATTATGCGGCGGCATAGGACCCCGTGCCGCTATGGCGTTTTTACCACTACTTGGATATGGTACCGGATCAAGCAAACGAATATAACTTACATCCGATAATGGTTTGATACCAGCTTTACTGCGTCGCGCATTGGCTTTACTATGCACTGGGCCAGACGGCAGTTTAATGGCACTGGTAGCTTTTGGCTCGTTTAACAACATGGTGCCGACCATAATTGCAGTCAAGTCAGCGATTAAATCAATAATCATAGCTTTTTCACGCAATGGGTCCACAGCAAGTGGACTGCGTGCCACATATTCGATTTCGCCTTTCGGCAAATGTGAACCGAAATTCCATTTTAACGGACATATCAACCAATTTTTGATTTGAGTGAATCCAGTCAATATCTTCATAAAACTGGTGCATTCGATGTCAAATGTTGTTTGATCTTGATCAAGGTAAACGATATTGGCGATATGATGACCATTCTCGACCTTGTGCAAACGGATTTCCGGTTTTACTTCACAACACCGATAAACGAAAAAACATTTAGGAAATGGCAACCGAAAGTCGTTGTTTAATACCAATAGTCTGGCGTCTTCGTGATACAAATCGGCTAGTGAATTGCCGGTTTCGATACCGCGCATGATCGGGGAACCTTGGTCGAACATGTCATCAAACCAAAACACCGGAGCAGTGATGTCGACGTTTTCGGGTTTGATATACCGCACACCCGTTATATCACGATAGGTGCAACGGGCAGTTTGGATGTCATTGATCAAACTTGCCATCCATGCAGTCGGATCATTATCTTGTGAGTTAGTCATGTGCGTATCTCCTATAACCCCAACATAGCATATATTTTATGGCACACAACCGCTCGTTTCGTATTTATTCGCGCCGTTTTGGCATTAGCGGTTGCATAGCCATAAAACTAGCGTAAGTTGGGTTTATCGGAACTACGCACAAGGATTACGCAGATGTCGCAGCTTAAATTGTTCAAAACCAAGAATAACAAGCCCCTTACCGAAAAGGGCAATTATGTCGGTAAGAGGGGTTGGTTGTTTAATAGCTTTACGGCTAAAGAACAAAAAGACCTTTTGGAGGGTGAACTAACCATTATCCTCCAAGGACCGGCATATGGTAATGCCGACAAATGGACAAATGTTGTTGTATTTGGCTTCACGGATTCAACAACCCATAAGCGTGGTGTAGCCCAAATATGCGATCATGCCACGGTTGAAGTAACCGAGGACAACGCGATGGATGTGATGCATCGGGCGTTTAAGCAACACATTGAGCGTATGTACGCACGTGATAGCAGATAGCTTTCATAGCTATGACCCCTTGCTAGACGTGCTACAGGGTAGCATTTTAGGAGATATTACAATGCGCAAGATGTTTTTGGCAGCGAGGATTTGTCGGTAATGATAGTAACTATTGGCGACTTTTATAACCGATCTTATCCTTATTGGTGGCATGTGTCTATGCCCACTGATAACGACGTCATTGAGGCCGTACAATCTTGGTGCGTCGAACGCAGAATTGGATTTCATGACATTGTAGGATTGCAATATGAACAGACTAGTAGCGGTGATGATGACGTTGAAATTGTGGTGAAAACGGATATCCTAGATCAGAATTGTTTTGCAATTATATATGACTCAGATGATTCAGACTCTGATTTCTGGTTTACTGATCCGAAACATGCAATCGAGTTTAAATTACGCTTTCATCCATAAAAACTAACCGAGGACACAATGGGCTATTTTCGCTTCCACAGGTCGTTCAAGGTTATGCCCGGTGTGCGAGTAAACCTCGCTAAAACCGGTCCAAGTTTGAGTCTTGGTGTGCCTGGTTCCATGCTCAATATTCGGGCTGATGGTATGCGTGCCACGGTTGGCATTCCTGGTTCGGGTCTCAGTTATATTGAACGAACCTCGTTCAATAACTGGGTGATCAACAAAGTTGATCACACAGGGTGTTTCGCAGACGAAGTCTGCGATCCACAGTCAGCCAAAATGCCAACGTCATTAATTGATCGCGCTTTGGATGAATTGACTCGTAACCAAAAAGCTGACATTATCCGCAGTAGTTTGGAACAGTCATCATTGCGCAGTGCCAAACAGCAATTCGAACAATTTGAAGCAGCACTCCAGCTAACGCCGCCAGTTACTGCCGAGGAATTGGCTGATACCGAAACCGTACGGCATATCTATGCGGCAGTCATTATTGCAAAGGAAGACAAACTACACGTCAATAATATGGTGACGTTGATCTTTGTTGTAAGTTTGTTGGTGGTGCTTAATCTAGCGTATTTCTTCCAGTAAACCTTAAAGCGTTTCCGTACTGATCTCACTCCCTACGAAACGTGTTAAAGGTATGACTAAAAAGAGTAAATTTAATCCTGCGCTATTACTTATACGCGATGTTTTGAAAGAAATCGCCATAATAAAAAACCCCAACAATTATTGTTGGGGTTTTTTGTTTTTTACTGTGGGCTACCAAACGCTTGCCAAATCTCCTTGCATTTTGCTTCCTGGGCAGTCGGACTGGTGTTCCGATCGGTTTTGCCAAATGTTATTGTGGTTACTAGGTTATCCGAACCTATACTGGTTTTTAGCAGCCATACTGTGGCATTTTGCAATACCGCAGCACATAACGGCATAAACCGGTTAATTCCTTGTTCGGTTTTTACCTCCTCCGCTATCCAACTAACCAAATCCCCCAACTTTTTACGCGCACCAACTTTGGGTACTACACGCGTATCCGTTGTTAGCGCATCTGTGGATTTGGCATCCAACATGTAATCACCCAAGTTAATTACATTGGTGGTCCAAGGGGTAATCCGTAACGCTGCCGGTAAAAAACAAATTGCTTGGTTAACCCGGTGTGTTGCACTTGGATCCGTTGCACTTGGATCCGTAAAAGTTTTACCAAATGCAGCTTGTGGCATTTGTTGACTACCACCCTGTAAAGGATTGCCAACTAACGCATTAGCATTCACATTCGGATCCTTGCCGACACAAATACCACGCCAAACTACCTTGCCTTTGTTGGTTATTTCCAACCCATCATTTATGGCAAATGCGTGGTAATCCGGTGTGGATACTGGCAGCCATAGCGGATGGTCCTCAGTAACACCCTGGAGGATGGCAACAACACTTGGTTCCGCCTCCAAAGTCCATAAGCCATGCTTATCCTTTAGCATAATATACCTTCCTATTTGGTTGTAAAAGAACAGGTAGCAGCCCGCTACCCAAGCAATGTAGCACAACGCAGGGTTAAAACAACCGCAAAATCCGGCCTTTTTGGCACATTTTGACGGCGCACTGGTTGGAATTCCTGTGCTTTATGCTACAGTTAAATATGGCAATGTTAGTAAGCTATCCAAATTTAAATGTTGCCAAAACCAAACCGCCCCTTATTACTGATCCAGTGGTGTTGCATCAATTCGATTGGACTGGATGGGCAAAGCCCATACAGGGTGTTTCGCAGACTGCGTCTGCGATCCACACCAATAAACAAAATCCCAAGATGTGGATGCAAACCGAAAATCAGATGTATCATCGGAATTTGAAACTATCCAAATCACCATATCAATCTGGCAATCTACAGGCATTCAAAATATGTCTGGCTGATCGATCTAACGGGGTAATCTTGGATGTCGGCGCCAATATTGGTTTGATGGCCCATCAATTTGCATTATGGGGTGCTACAGTCTTGGCATTTGAACCAGTACCTAAAATTGCCGAGATGTGCGCCCATAATCTTGTGTTAAATGATGTCAGTGACAAAGTGACGTTACATCAAGTCGCTGTTCTTGATTTTGTTGGGCCTGTAGTATTCCACGACACACCAAATCAAAGTTATATCAATGCGCGAGTCATCAATTCGCATATTCCAGCTAGACCTAAGAAGAACGGCATAAGAATGCGATTTACTGTTGATGGTATTACAATCGATAGTCTCAATCTTGGTTTAGTAGATGGCATCAAGATTGATGTCGAAGGCCATGAATTTGAAGTTGTCTTGGGTGCAGTGGATACCATCAAACGATGTCGTCCGGTAGTGATGGCAGAAATGTTAAAGGGTCATTTTAAAGGCTTTCATCCAGACGAGATGTATGACTTCTTCCTCAATCAAGATTATGTGGTATTTGATAAAGGACATCAGGCGCATGGCAGAAATCCTCAACCCTGTGGAACCAAATGGTGTTATGTCTTAAATCGGGCTGATAAGATATTTGTGCCGAAAGAACAGATCCATAAGTTTAGCCTTTTTAATTAAAAATCGTTTGGCTAGATGGCTATGCGTGTTACTATGCAGTTAGCAAAGTAAGCGCGCGCAAACAATGTCAGCATAGGACTACCGCTACGGCGTGTGTCTATGCGAAATATAAGAAGATCGAATTAAGCACGGTGAAACAAAACCGCTACGGCGAGTTTATCACCGAAATGTTGTGGCTTGGCGTGGTTCGCGTCCCCGGGGACAGTTGTCGTAACACAAGGTTAGTAAAAATGAGTCCGCCCAAAAAAGCAGATGGTAAGTTTGTTGATATAGAACAAAATTATTATTGGAAGCAATTTGATCAGATTAAAATATTGGGTGTGCAATTTGCGCGTCGAGTGCCAGTTTCACGTCGAGGCATAAATTCAAACCTTTTCATTATCGAAGGTGATAATGGAATCGGTAAGTCCAATTTCTTCAAACGAATTCTGCCAACATATGGCGTGACTGTAAAATCCGAAACCCCGAATGGTAATAACATCGGGGAAAAGTTGATAATGAATAACGATAAAAACACGTGTATTTTGTTTGATGATGCCAACAACGTCATTCGTTCAACGCCATGTCTTGAAGTTGTAAACAAAGCTTCTGATACGGCAGATCGTTTTATACCTAGCCATCGTAGTATGCGTGGCTTGGATAATGAAATGGGCCTATATTTTTATGGCAGGATTGTAATTTCAACCAATCTCGTTTGTACGGACTTTAAAAGATATCCAATGATGCAAAGCATCATGAGTCGGGTTGGAATAGACTACGTATCCATTAGGGGTAATAAAGACGATCGGTATCATTATGCTGGTTATATTGCAACCGAAGAAATGCGACCTAATTTTGAAAACAAAAACGTCACACCGCAACAAGTAAACGAGGTGTTGCGATTTTTTGCGCAACATAAGGATATTTTGAAAGATCCATCGCCTCGCACATTCGAATTAGCAATTATAAAACGTGGTGAATGCTCGTCACTTGAACAGTTTTTGAAAGTGGCTAACAGATTTATTGATAAACCACCCGGCTGGACCCCTAAGCCGGTAAGAGAATGGCGCGAGGACTTATGGGTTTATGATGTCAGACCCAAGAAGGCTGGGGTCGGATCCGATTACACGTGGCAGGGTGAAGATGAAGGTGACGGTTCTGGTAACAAAACCGAAACCAAAAACGATGACTGGCGTGATGCCAAAGCACATGAAGAAGCTAAAGCCGCTGCCGAGGAGGCTATACGGGCTAAAAAAATGGATGCAGCTCGCGAAGAAGCCCGCGGTAAATCAAAAGGCTACAAAAATAGAACCGGCGAAGCGTGGTATGCCTATGTTAAAGCGTGTGACGTCTATGTTGATAAAATGGGGTCTAAACCTGATATACCGACCAAGAAGAATAAGGGTGAAAGCGACGAGGATTTTGCACGGCGACGGGCTAGTGTTGTTGACGCTAGACGCAAGTGGATGAAAGATAGACCAGAGCCACCGCGTGAAACAAAATAAAAAACTGATTTAAAAATAGACGTTTCATTACTCATCCAGTATAACCACATGCAGCGGTTGATCCCCGCTGCCTCAGTCCTATAAAATGTAATAAAGTCGGAAAGCTATGTGTAACAGCATAGCTTTCCGAACCGTTTTATTAGGAAGGCGCTACATTTTATGATGGAATCATTACATATGGACACCGAGGCGCCAACATTCGTTGGCACACAGGCTGTTGATTTGACGACGTCAAATCAACACACATTTCAGGTGTGCTATGGTGATAATACCAAAGCACCCGCACAATCACTTATGATGACATGGCAAGATTTAATCGACATGTTACGGGCTTTTGGCCAAATTGAACGATTACCGACCAATTACGAAAAAGAAAATAATACCCCGTGGATTTCACCGATGATATTGAAACCAGGTGAAACGAAAAAATTAAAACTTAATATTGGCGCAATGGCTAATTTCATCTGCATCGATCTCGATTCGCCCGGTTGGTCCATCGAACGAATCTATGACTCAATTGGCGAATTTTCCAGCATCATTTATACCACAACAAAATCCATTCCAACTATGCAACGCTGGCGAATTATAATGAAGGCGTCGCGTTGTATGACGGCCACTGAATATGTCGGCTTGTGGCATTATCTCAATACTACGTATTTCGCTCAGGATATCGATCAAGCGACCAAAAATGAGAATAGATTGTCGTTCGTACCAGCAAAATGGGCGGGGGCTGACAATGTGTTTTTTGTTCGTGAGAATAACGCAATCAATATAGACGAATTGCAACAACATCTTATACAACCAGTTATGTCGACCCCGACATTAAAGCCACAATTACTTGGCAATCAAACACAAAAAGCTATTTTTACCACAAAAATGATTACCACCTATAACACAAGTGACAAAGGCAAACGCCTCTATAAGTTGATGGCGGCAGCAGCAGCCCGCCATAAAATCAATGGTTGGGCTTTAGACGCTGTTGATTTGGCTGCCGCTGCATTGGATGTGTCATTGTCATTGGAACCCGATCTTGAACGGATTGGTATTGAAAAAGAAGCCGAAAAAGCGATTGGCTGGGCTGATTTAAATATTGAAACATTGACACCGATGGAAAAGATTAGAAGTAGAATATTATTTGCAACAAAACATTAGGAGTTATTTTAATGGCAAAACGAGTTGATGATGATGATGATGACGAAATGGACTATGAAGCCGCAGCACAGAAATATGTTGATGAACATGATTTGCGGTATGTCCGAGTGCAAGACCGCTATGTCTGGAAGTCTGAAGGTGGTGACTGGAAATTTATGGCAGAAACCGCGCTTAGTAGAAAGGTAGGATGGAACAGCAAATTCAAAACCCAAATGTATGCCTATATGGAAGATAATGGGCGGATGTATGTTGATGTAACTTACTCGGTTCGTCCTGATTTACCAAAAGATATGTTCAATTTAATGGATATGAGTAAGTGGGTGCAGGCGCGCGAGGGTGATTGTCATCCAGCATTTCCTATTTTAATGCATTCACTTGGAGGTGGTAAAGAAGAAAATATCAACCATATTGAACAGGTTATTATCCACAAATATATGGACCCGTCGAATAATCAGTTACCATGTATTGTATTGCATGGCGAGGGGGGTGTTGGTAAGAATCTCCTTGTTGACGTGGTGCTTAGAACAATGTTTGCCGATGCTACCATTTCTGCTACACCTAAAGAGCTAATTGGTGATTTTAATTCATTATTAGAAGGTAAAGTGGTTATATTGCTTAATGAATCCAAAGCAGATAAACTTGATACCGGTAAATTGAAAACATTGATAGGAAGTCCACGGCTGCCTATCAATCCAAAGAATATTCGCCAATATGAAGTCGATAATATGTTGTTGCTGTTTATTGGTTCGAATGATTATAATGGCGGTATTTGGTTGGATAGGTCGAATGCCGACCGACGGTTTAGTGTGATAGCGAATCCACGTAATAAAACGTTGGACACGTGGACCCAACAACTGATGAATTTTTCGACGTTAGCAGAGGCGGTAAAATTTCGCCAAGACGCAGTGGCTAACGTGTATAATAATCCAGAAGAAATTGGTAAATGGATAACCTATCTTTACTTAAAACATTGTGATAGTCCACCCCCCACGGCATTACACGGACAAGATTATGGTCGCCTGTCTCAAATCCAAGAGCCGATGCACGAACGTGTATGTCGTGCAATATTTGATGATCCTAATTTTATCCATATACGCCGGCGAACATTGTTTGATGCATATCAAGCATGTTGTAAACAATATAACGCTTATCCGATAATGTTTCCAAAATTCTACGAAGGAGCACGTGATTACATTCAATCAAACGGATTGAATATTATTGAAGAACGCATCGATCAACCCTGGTATTTCAGAAAACTCGGAGATACCACTACTAATCAAAATGATGGTGATTATATGTATCGAAATGGACTAGGTCAACCCAAATACGTTGGACCTGATATCGAATAATAGGACTTTGACCTGTAATCCATACCCCACGGATTACAGGTCTAAACCACGGATTACAGGTCGGATTACAGGTCATTTTCCGCAGTTTCTCTAGTAAAACAGACTCATTCTGTAATTCATATGGTAAAATCACTCAATCGTATGAAAAAAATAAAATGATTACTAGAATAAAGTTGAGTCAAAAACACCCTGGATTACAGGTCGGATTACAGGTCTGGGTGGTTTGATCACAAGAAAAGCCACACTACATCGCTGCGTGTGGTTGAATGTTGGCAAGAAAGGTCATATAGTGTTCGACATAAATCTATTTATAGATTGGAGAATGCAATGACACGTCATAATGTATTGGATGATTACAACCCAGATAACCTTGGAACAATCGACATATTTGAATTTCGCGAAACCTACCCTTATCATCACATAATCACATTGCCAGCCGAATTAAGCGCTAATGGTACTGACAAGCCATTTGAACGTATGGAAATACACAGATGGTTAAAATGTTGTGGGTCGAAAGATCATATTGTCTGGGAAATAGCCAATCCATATGATGATTTTTCTAGTCATCCATTTTGGCTGGTTGGAATAGCTGACGTTGACATAGCAGTGATGGCAAAATTGCGCTACAACTCAAATGATTGGCAGAAATAATGATGATTATCACACTTGAATCGAAAACTGATGAAGTGATTCGTTTTAAGATAGGAGATTCAATACCCGACCAGATGCGTCTCATATTTTGGTTGAAAAAACAGGATTGGTATGATGATAACTCTATTAAAATAGAGTGGTTTTGCAATCGACTTGATGGACACAGTTTTGTTTCTTTTGATAAAACTAAATTTAACGATGCAATGCTCTTTAGGTTAATGTGTTGAATATTGACACTTTGAAATAATCCAAGAACATTGGTTAGAAATTTGGGCCGGTAATGAGGAGCCAGACGAAACTGCTAAATAAAAAGCACACTTATGTGGATTCGCTAGCGAATCCACATCTTTTGGGTGTTCAAGAAGAACACCCAAATTATATTGACTTAGCGCAAGCCAATCGTATATTGTTGCAATTAACAAACCAAAAGGAGGGTGTTACCAAACGTCTAACTACATTGAATAAATCAATCACTCATTTACAGAATCACATCAATTTTATGTCACATCAATTAAGGAATAATAATGGTATTCAACCTAGCGGCTGCCAGAGCCAAATTAATCAAAACCAACAAGAAACCGGCGGACACTCGCATCTATCCATTTTGGAATGCGACTGATTCGACCCCAACAACCATTCGATTGTTGCCAGATGGCAACGAACATAACGATGGATTCTTTGTTGAGGAACAAAAAATAACTTTAACGTTCCAAGGTATTAAAAATCAATCAAATGAACCAGTGAAGGTTCTCGTGCCATGTATGCATATGTATGGCAAGGAAGATAAAATCGCCAAACACACTGCTCCATTTTGGAATGATGAAGCCTTGCGTAAAACTGCCAAAGAGTATTGGCGTAAGAAAACCTACAAAATGCAAGCATTCGTCAATTCAAGTGGTATTGAAGAAAAAACCCCACCCGCAAATCCAATACGACTTATGTTGTTTACCCAACAAATATTTGATATCATAAAAGGCTATTTACTGAATGATGAAACCACCGAATTACCAACTGATTATGCAAATGGTCGTGATTTTCGGATTGTTCGCACCACTCAAGGACCTTATGCCAGTTATGCTACGTCGAATTTTAGTATGAAACAACGGGCTCTCAATGATGTTGAACACGCTGCTATAAAGGAATTTGGCTTGTTTAATCTTAATGATTTTCTGATAAAAGAACCGACACCCGAAGAGGAAAATGTCATCTATGAAATGTTCCTTGAAAGTCTTGATCAACAAGCCTACGATCCAGATAAGTGGGCGAATTACTACAAACCATTTGGTTTGAAATATGACGGCACATCACAGGGGCAAAAAGCTATTGGAACGACACCAGTGGAACAAGTTAAGCCATCGCTAACAGTCGTAACGGCATCACCGAAAACGGCTAATACCGAAGCAATGCAAATTCTTGAAAAGATAAAAGCAAAAAACGCTGTTATATAACACCCAGTTTGTGTAAAACAGTGGATGACAGGATTAATCCTGTCATCCATTTTACCAAAGGACTTATGGTATGGCATTACACCCATTATTTGCCAATGTCACTGATCCAGTGCATGATTTGTTAAGCGACTTAATGGATAATATCAATAGGGTCGAGTTTAATCAATGGAAACTTACCCGATCCCCCGACGACTATATTAAAATTGAAGCAGTGGCAGATACCCATGATATGACGGTTGAAGCCAATCTTGGCTCGAAATATCCTGAATTGGCTACGCCGTTTGCTATGATTAATCTTGATGTATTAAACGGTTGGTTGCAATTACCAGCAATGAAATTGCAGTACAATTACCATCCAAATGGTATTTTGGCTGAAATTGTGTTTACTAGCGCACAACAAAACATCACCTATAAAACGACACCAGTCGAAATGATATCATTGCAAACTGTATTCAAAAACAAATGGACTACAACGACGCCGTTGACGACAGTTGCAATTACTGGCTTTTTACAACAAGCCAAAGTATTGGTAAAAACTGAGGATTATTTTTGGGTTAATTTAACACCTAACGGCGATTTAACCTTTAATATTGGTAAGAACAATAAACATCAAAATACCGCAAGTTATTTGATAGCACAAAATGTAAGTGGATCATTGGATATGAGTCACGAATTCAACCTCAAAAAGACGATGAAATTGTTAAAATTGGCGGCAACCAAAAATCCAGTTATTGCGTTTAGTGATATCGGTGGATTTTCGATTCAATTTGATACGGATTATGCCAATTATCGGTATATTTTGCCTGCGTATAATTGAACACAGTTTGCGGAGAGGATGATGAAAATGACTCGCCGCCAGTTGCAAGTCATGGCCAAACTTCAAAATAAGGCTGGTGAATTGCACGCCGAATTGGAAAACTGTTGGAACAAGCCATTTGATGATAAAAACATGGAAAAAGCTAGAAGGTTAAAAACATATGAAGAGCAAATGAAACGAATAAAAGCTGGTGAAGATATATTGGTCGTTTTACTCGACTCTTGATCCAACATAAATAACTATAGAACAGGTTAGCCATTCTTGTTCTTTCTTGCATTAAAATATCCTTATGTCGAATTTGTATAGAATCTGGCCGATTGCGTAGCGCATACGAGATTTGGATAAGACCCTCAGTTTGTTTTGCTCTGAGGGTTTTATTTTGACTTAATAAATATCAATTATGATAAACAAATATATCCAAACAAATGGCTAATCCACATCCTAAGCCCGGTCCCGGTAGAGCGTTAGGCAGTCGCAATAAAATCAATGGCACACTTGCAGACAAGTTGGCTGCGATAGGGTGTGATCCTGCCCAAATATTGGGTGAAATCGCAACGAATTTAGCCAATAAAGTTGACGTCAGAGAACGAGCTGCATCAACCTTGATGAAATTCATTTATGCCCAAAAACGTGATGTCGCTATAACGCCTGGATCGACATTTGAATTCAAATGGGCCGACTCACAAGGAGAAATCAATGCGCAACATTCCGATGCTGCCGATCATAACCCAGATAGCACCGAATAACACCACGCCATTAATCCATCCAAATCATAATGGTGTCAGTTTGCAATTTCAGATTATCAGACATTGGGATGGCAATTTCACGGTTAATATGCCAGCATTGGATATGAATCCACAGGTCAAACAATGGTTAGGTTTGGCATTTCAAGTGATTTCGCAACAATTATTACAAGTTGCAGAAGAATGAAATTATCTGCCAAAGAGCTTGCCAAATATGATAGAGCTATGGCCCAAATCGAAAAAGATTATCTATTTGGTGACGACGCAAGATTTGCCTTAAATCTTGCATGTCTTATTATCCAAAAGACCTTTGCTGTGATATTGGAAGACCCATCGATTGATGAAGAAGAAACCAAAGATGTGATTATTGATAATGTCACCAATTCTTTGGATGCTTTATTACGTCAACACGACGAAATCTGACAGATAAAATGCAAACTATAATTGTGCCATTTGCGCCAAGGTCATGGCAATCTGATATTATTAAACGATTAAAACGAAATAATGTTCTAGTCTGCCATCGTGCGGCGGGTAAGACCGAATTGTCAGTAAATGTTTTGAATAAAGCAGCAATCACTGGTCCACCAAATAGAGATTATGCCTATATTTTGCCGCAAGCCAATCAGGCTCAGCGTGTAGCATGGCCACCATTAGTCAATTGTTCCAAAGTAGTACCTGGTATCGAATATAATCGTTCAACAATGGTTGTAAGATATCCTAATGGAAGTCGTATCCATGTCTTGGGTGCGGATAACCCCGATACCTTACGTGGCATGCACCTTGGAGGGGTCGTGCTCGACGAGTTTGCAGAAATGCACGCCGATACCTTCACAGTTGTAAGACCGATGTTGACGACGTATTCTGGATGGGTGATATGGATTGGTACACCGAAAGGCAATCAGAACGAATTCTATAAAGTCTATCAACGTTCACAAGATCCAGAATTCATCAAGAATGGTTGGTTTGGAATAGTATTAAAATGGCAGGATACTGGCGTATTAAAGGAAGAAGAAGTTCGCCTGATAAAAATGGAAATGCCACCTGAGACGTTTGAACAGGAACTTAATTGTTCATTCACCAGTGCATTAGTTGGTGCTTACTATTCGAAACAACTTGACGAACTTTATGTTCAGAAGAGAATTAGTTCCGAACCATTGTATCGTCCAGATTTGAGAGTTCACACTGCATTTGATTTAGGTATATCTGATTATATGGCTGTGTGGTTCTTTCAATTAGTTGATAAAGAGGTGCATTTAATTGATTATGAGGAAAATGCCAATTTAGGCTTTCCAGAATGGAAACAGATATTAGAGTATCGCCGTGATAAATTTGGCTATCAATATAAAACCCATTTTGCCCCGTTCGACATTCAAAATCGAGAATTGGCGACAGGTATTTCACGATTAGAATCTGCCGCCAAATTAGGAATCTATTTTACAAAGGTGCCAGTGCATAAACCTATGGATGGAATTTTACTTGTGCGGCAAAATCTCCATAGATGTAAATTCTATAAGCCAAGAACAGAAATAGGTTTAGATCATTTAAGAACCTACAAAGCTAAGCTAGATCGACTGGGGAATGATTTAGGGCCTGAACACGATATTCATTCACATTGTGCAGATTCTTTCCGCTATTTGATGGGGGGCGTGGACTCACTTAAAACGCCAGCGACTTTTGGTAACATGAACGTTATGAGTAGATAGATAAGGATTCAAATGAATTTAATAGAAGAAACCAACAGAGAAATAACATTGGATGCACTAGTTGCATGTCTTGATAACAAACCTGACGCTAGACGATTCCTAAGTGAACTTATGTATCATTCGTCAAAAGAACTTAGTCAATTCGTTGTGCCAATGGCAGTAAGATTAATCGATCTTGGCCATAATGTTGATCGCGATCAACTTTTGGTGTATTGTTCTGACCGGTTACATATCCTATTGGCATTAGAACAATATAATTCTAAACATATTGATGCACAAATGGAATATATGGTCGCCATGCTCACGATTTATATTGAACTGTATCATGATTAAATAAACACGGAATGTCTCCATTTCAAAGTGTGTGTAGCTGGATGATTGTTTTCATGAAAGCCCACAGTCATTCAGCTAGCATTTTTAGGAGTTTATGTTGTATCAGGTTATTAAAAAACGCGTGGAATACGACAAAGACTTCCCCCGTAGGGCTTATGAACTCACCGTATTGAAAATGGTACTAGATGGATCATTGTATTCCGTACAACCATATCAATTCCATAATGAATATCAAACAGGAACCGGTGAATATATTCCAATTATTGATAGATGTCCTTCTATCCAATGTGGCATTGGCATAATTCGTTCTGTAGTAGAAGAATTGGTTGCATTAACTTGGGGAGAGGATAGATTTCCAGCTATTACGGTTATTGACAACGATATTGATGATATGGCGATGCAGGAATTATTTCAGTCAATCACCAAAGAATCACATCTTATTAGTTTGATGCGTGATGCCACATATAAAGGTTCGATTGGATCCGTAGCAATTCGAATGAGGATTCTCAAAGAAAGATTGTTTTTTGATAATATTGAAACAATTTATCTCACACCTGCATTCGATCCAATGGAACCTGATACTCTTATCAAAGTAACGCAGAAATACAAAGTAAAAGGCCAAGATCTAGCTGATGCTGGTTATACCATTAAACAAGAAGCCTTGAATGCCTGGCATTGGTTTTTATTGACCTGGGATACAACAGATGAAACATGGTTTATTCCATGGTTATGTATGGAAGATTCGTATGATAAACCACATGTGCCAGTTAAAGACGTTAAACGATCCACCAGTCATCATTTAGGATTTGTGCCTATTGTCTGGATTAAGAATCTGCACGCCAATTTCTCAGATATTGACGGCGAATGTCATTTTGAACCAGCTATAGAAACCTGTATTGAAATCGATAAACTCCTCAGCCAATCTGGGCGAGGTTTGATGTATAGCGCTGATCCCCTGCTCCTCATCAAAGAGAACACCGATCCAGAGGGTAAGCCATTAGTAAGATCATCTAGTACAATCCTTAGTGTGGGTCCGCAGGGGGACGCTAAGCTATTAGAGATCACGGGGCAATCAACAAATGCCATCCTTGAACACGTCGCCAAACTGCGTGAATATGCGTTGGAATCAATCCATGGTAATCGAGCTTCTCCTGATAAATTATCTACCGCGCAATCTGGGCGGGCTATGCAATTAATGCACGAAGGATTGTTGCAAGTTGCTGATGGATTACGAGCAAGTTATGGTGAATATGGATTGATTACTCTGATGAAGATGGTTGTCTCTGCGAGTAATAAGATTCCAATTAAAATAAACGGTAAATCTATTCCGAAACTTAAACAGAATATGGAATTAAGTTTAAGATGGAGTGAGTTCTTTACACCAACCCAATTGGATCTCCAACAACAAGCTCAATATCTTGTAGGAATGGTACAAGGCGGCATAATGTCAAGAGAAACAGCAATTAAAGTTCTTTCTTCGGATTTTGATATAGAAACAGTTGAAGATGAACTAAAATTGATTCTGGCAGGTGAAGTAGCACAAGATGCCAGAGAAGCAAAACTAGCTGCCGCCACACAGGTAACTACTAAACAAAATTAGGAATAATACATGTTAGACGGAGATAAGGTTACGAAATTAACTGAGTTCTTAAAGGAATTGGGCTTAGCTACAGGTTCAATACGAGTTGTATCGACTGCTAGAAAAACCACAGTCGCTATTGTTGCTGAAGTAATAGGAAAATAGAAATGTTACTGCTCATAATTATTCTACTAATTCTATTGGCTGGTGGATATTTCGGCTGGCGTAATTACGGCGGCACATCCACTCCTGGCACAACCCAATACGAACCGGGAACGTCAGCTAATCCAATACAAGACCCAAATCTTATTACAATCATTATTGTAGTTTTGGTGATATTGTTTTTATTAGGTGGATTTGGCATGCATTATTGGAGATTCTAAATGAATACGATACTCCTCGCATTAACTGGATTGGTTAGTGCTCTCACACCAATTATCTTGCTGTTTATGAACAATCGACAAGCAATGGAAGCGGTATATGATGCAAAATTATGGACGTAAATGTGACCTACATATCAAGTATCACGAAATTGGTGACGGTCTTGCTACATTCGATCTTGAATCGGACGATTTCATCAATAAAGATGATTTACTTTCTGTGCTCAAACAAATCGTGGCGGAATTAGAAAAGGACCTATCATGACTCTTACAAATCAAAATGAATATAAAACATTGACTCCCGATGAAAACAATAAAATAATTGAATTGTTCACTAAGATGGGATATGACGTTCATTCAATTAGTAATATCACTAATTCATTAACAGTTAAATGTTTTAGAAGGACCTGAGAAATGACCAATTATACAGTATTGCCATATATAGGATTGCTTATAGTTTATCTGATCAATCCAGAAGTGGTTGGTTACCTTCTAATATTGCATATATGTTTATACATGATATTTAACTTCACATTGTTTTCACCTATTAAGAATTTCTTAGAAAAGGCAAGATAATGACTCTTACAAATCAAATAATGCCATTCACTATTAAGCAGGTCCAGTGAATTTAACCATTCATAAGAATGACGGAGCACCCATTGAAATTTCCAAATAATATGTCGCAGAATGATCTCGACAAAATGGAACAATTAAGCGAACGAATAGAACACTTACGACGAGAACGATTAATATTATATCAAGATCCAGTATGTAAGGTTTTATTGGATGAAGTTAAAACATTTAATCAATACCTCATCACAACTTATGGAGATTATTTTGATAGACCAGGAACGAAATAAAGTAATAGACACGTGTGATGCTGTCGTGGTCAAACTCCATGATCATCTCATACTAGTAGATAAATCAACGCAATTGGAACTCGGTCTTGAGCCAATTGTTGCAGATATAAAACAAACTAATAAGTCCGATCATAATACGTAAATAAACAACGGGGTATAGATATACCTAATTTAAGGAAGATCCTTTATGGCTGAAGAACAAGAAGTTCAAAACGAATCGCCTAAGTCCACACCTCAACAACGCGAAACATTTTCTCGTGAATATGTAAGCGAGTTGCGTGAGGAAGCCAAAGCACATCGTTTAAGAACTTTGGATTTAGAGAAAAGATATAACGAATTGGATGCTGTCTATAAGCAACGAAACGAAGAAGCCGAAACAAGGATTAAAGAATTAACCCTTGCTGCTAGAAGCAAATTACTGAGAGCAGAAGTAAAAACACACGCCCTTAAAGCAGGCATTGTGGATTTAGATGCATTGAAGTTACTTGATATGGATAAGTTTAAATTTGATGAAGAAACCGGTGAAATAGAAAATGCTGATGCAATTTTTAAAGAATTAAAGACTGCAAAAAGTTATTTGTTCCAACAACCGAATACATCATCAGGTGCAACCCAACCAAAAGCAGCACCGGCTGGACCGATAGATGCTATGAAAATGTCGAAAGAAGAATTTAAGGCATACAGACGAAAATTCGAAGAGACTAGTTAATTTTTTATAAAGGATAACCCCCATGGCGTTGAATAATTTAGCCGGCGGAATTCAAAACGCCATCCAAACGAACATGTTGCAACGAGTTTTTGAAGATTCGTTGCGTGCTAGACTAGGATTTAGAGCGGTTGCAGCACGCGAACCGTTTCCTGCCAACGTAGGTGAAACAATCACCAAAACACGTCCTGGTTTGCTTCCGGCAATGACGACACCATTGAGTGCCGCATTGAATACCGATCTAACATCTGGTATTACCCCACAAAACCTTAATGTGGAACAATACACATTAGGTGTCAAAATGTATGGTGCTAATACCATGCTCAATCAGGTGACCAGTAAAGTTGCCATTGCAAGTATCTTCCTACAGAACGCTGATAAACTAGCTGAACAAGCATATCGTTCGGTTGATACGTTGGCTGCCAATGCATTGTTTAGTGCGGGTATGTCTGGTGGAGCAACGACGTTGTCCACCGGTAGTGCAACTACCTTGAATGTCGATTCCACGGCTGGTATTGTTCCCCCGATGGTTATTACAATTAATGGTCATGCATATAACGTCACTGCGGTAACAAATCCAGTGCTTACTAGCTCTGGTTTAACGGCTGCTGATTTTGCTGCTGGTAATACTGTTTCTGGACCGGGTGGTTTCATTGCTACTACAGTTGCTGGTGGATCAGCTACTGCACTTGCAGTAAACGGTGTCAGTGGGTTCCCCTCCAGTTATCCGTATAATGTGAAGATCAATAATAACATGTACACTGTGACAGCACTTGCTACACCAGCAAGTCTTACGACAAGTGGTGTGGTTGCTGGTGATTTTGCCGCTGGCCAGAACGTTAGTGCTGCTGGTGGATCGACGATCGTGCGTCTTGGCGCAAACCCACTTACCATTGCTACAATCCTAGGTGCGACCAATACGTTACGTTCTAATAACGTTCCACCCGATGATGCAGGGTTCTACACGTGTTACGCCAACCCCAATCATCTTACGGGTCTATATCAGGATCCAGCATTCCAATCCTTCCAGAGAGGTCAGATTAATACGTCTGAATATGTCAAAGGTGTGGTCGCTGAATTGCTTGGTGTTCGTATTGTGTATACTAATATGGGTCCAAATGGCACTATTGGTGGTATTCCTAATATGAATCGTGCTATTGTAGTTGGTAAAGATGCATTGGTTGAAGGTGTATTCACTGGCACTGGTTATGCAGGCATTTATGGTGATGATAACGTTACAATGGCAGATGGTGTAGCACACGTAATCCGTGAACCACTCGATGCCCTCTTGCAGGTCGTTACACAGTCGTGGTGTTATATTGGTGGATTTGTCGCTCCTACTGACAATTTGACTAATTCTACTACGATTCCTACTGCTAATAGTGCAGCTTACAAACGCACAGTTGTAATTGAATCCCAGTAAGCTAAAAAGGGGTGAAAACCCCTTTACTTTTATTAGGAGAATATTATGGCGCTCCAAGTGTTCACTCCAGCTCAGATTACTGACCTAATTCGGCATTGTGGTTATCCACCAATCGGCAATGCTCAAACTGGTTTTCAGTCGATACACTTCTTCCAACAACAAGGTGACTTCCTGTATAAGATCAACAATCTTAATACCAATGAAGGCACAATAGTTCTGCAATACCTTGCACAACTGAATACAATGGAACAAGCAATTGTTGGAACAGCCGATAATCTTGATACTGATCAAGCTGCGGTATGGTTCCATAATAAGAATGAATTACGTGATCGATATAGTCTCTATAATAGTTGGAGACGTCGACTATGTGAAATTATTGGCGTGTATCCAGGTGTGTTCTTCAATTCAACCAATTCATCTGTGTGTGTTGCATAATGGCCGACGCTTTATCCATTCAACAGAAATTAAACAGTGGTTATAAGAAAGTTGGTCAAAAACTTGGCCAGCCCACGAAATGGTATCGCACATTGAATGGACAAAATCCTATCACTCAAGCAAATCTATTATCCAATAATCTGATGATATATTTTGCTACTAAAAGTACATTTCAATCCATTGCACCTCAAAGTCCAAATGACACAATCTGGTTTGGGGCCATGGATCGATCCAATATGTTATCTTTTGATTATCTCACCAATTATGATGGTGATACCTATTTTATATCTGATTTGAGTTTAATCAAACCAACCCCGGTTGTAAGATGTAATGAAGTATTGAATTTCTATCGCCAAACCTCAATCAATCAGACCAATCCGAATTATTATGCTGGCTATAGTGCATCGAATAATATCAATTTAATTATGGAGAATATTCCAGTTAGTTTCTTGTCTGGTACAAAAGGTGATCGTTCATTGGTTGGATTACCTGATGATCAAAAGTTACCATGGATGAAAGTAATAGCACCCGATTTAGGAATAGAAATTCTTACAGATGATATTTGTATTACTCAATCAACCAATTTACGGCATCGTTATGTGGTCAGTCTCGTTGAACGAACTGCATTAGGCTATAGGCTTTCTATTGCCTATACTGGCACATAATCATGTCTGATCTGAGTGATGTCCTTTCTGCATTAACCCAAGCAATCGCGACTGTATTGATTACAGGTCCATACATTCAAGGTAATGTGGTGACTGCTGATAATGGTAATCCAGTAAGGATAGCAAATGGTTGGCCATCATCATCCGATTTGGATAAAGATCTGCTTAATGGTGTGACCAATATATCCGTTTATCCAACAGACATAGTTCGAATCGAATCACCATTCCAATATAAGTGGCAATTATTCTCAATTACCCCACAAACAATTCAAGGCACGACATCAGGTAATACCTTAACTATGTCAGGAACGCCAACGAGTGGCCAAGTATTTGGTATTGCTATCAATCGACATGGCTTTAGTGTGCGTCTATCTAATATTGATACATTGAATAGTGCATTACAACGATTAAGCCTTTTGATCAATGGATCGATGGTAAATGCCAATGTTCTCACGTTGCCTTCTCCTATGTTATTTGATACCGAACATTATTATGAACAAGGAACAGATTCAACAATGTTCCAATATCTCGACAGACAATGTCAGGTAATTTCAATTAATCTGTTCGCACCTAATCCATTCCTCAGGAATGTATTTGGTTCTGCAATTAAACAAGGGGTTGATGCATTACGAGTTCTCCAATTGGCTGATGGATTGGCTACGAGTAAACCAAAATATATGAATACACATTATGATGATGTGCCTGAAAATACATTATTATGGCGTAGAACAGATCGTTATGAACTAGAATATCAATCTGCATTGTTCGAAACATTTCCACCCGTATTGTTTATTGGTGGACTTATCCAACAAACTGCTTTATACGGACAAACCTAAAAGTTAAATAATGATACCTTTAATATGATTATATTAAAGATTTTCCAATATTAAAGGATATAACCTATGCCGATTTCATTAGCTGGCTCTCTTAATACAACGGCCCTCGTTGTTCCTGATCTTTATGTCCAGATTGTGCCACCCGCATTGCTTAGCCTTAACGGTGTGCCAAGTAATCGTGTCGGTGTAGTTGGAACTGCAACCTGGGGACCAAAAAATACACCAACAGTAGTTGGTAATTACGCACAATATGTCAGCTCTTTCGGGCCATTGGTTGCTCGCAAATATGACGCTGGCACCTATTTCGCAATTATGACACAGAACGGTGCTGCTGATGCAAGAATGGTCAGAGTCACGGATGGAACAGATGCGTCGGCAACAGCGACTGGTGTTGCGACTTGCATTAGCTATGCTGCTCTTTACACTGGTTCTCTTGGCAATCTTGTTACTGTTACTCGTTCTGTAGGCACTCAGGCAAATAGTTGGAAATTGGTTATCGGTATACCAGGTCAAGTACCAGAAGTATTTGATAATATCGTCGGATCAGGCAATTCATATTGGATAAACGAAGCCAATGTTATTAATAACGGCAATACATTCAGAGGTCCATCAAATTATGTGTTGTCGACGGCAGGGGTTGGAATAACTGCCCCAGGTGCTGGCACCTATACGTTGGCTGGTGGAACAGACGGTGCGACATTAACCAATGCAATTCCATTGATTGGTGTTGATGGTTTTCCGAAAACTGGTATGTATTCGCTCAGAGCACAAGGATGTAGTGTTCTCGTGGTAGTTGATGATGATAATGCATCGGATTTTACGACAATCGATGGATTTGTGCAGACCGAAGCGATGATTGCGATATATGCCTATCCGATGTCAGGTAATGTCAGTAATGCATTGACGATGACCAGTTCCGCTGCTGTTGATAGTTGGACAAGTTATCCGTTATTTGGTGATTATCTCTATTGGGCAGATCCAGTAACCAAAGTTACACGATTGGTCAATCCATCAGCATTTATGGCTGCACGTGTAGCAAATCTTGCACCGAATCAAAGTCCTGGTGGCAAGCAATTATTCGGTATTGTTGGTTCACAAAGATTGGGTACACCGGGTACTCAACAATTGAATTATTATAGCACTGCGGAATTGACCGCAATTATTGGTGCACGTCTTGAGGTTGTTACTACACCGAGTCCAGTTGGCTTTATTTGGGCTGCACGAGTTGGCCATAACGCCTCCAGTAATGCTAGTATCAATGGCGTGAATTACAGCCGAATGACTAACTATATTGCCAGTACGTTGAATGCTGGTATGGGTCAATATGTATTTCAAGTTGTAACGCCGGCATTGTTCAAGAATATCAAAGCTACGTTGGTTAATTTCCTCAGTAATTTGCTTGGCCAAAACCTATTAAGTTTACAACCGGATGGATCGATGCCATTCACTGTAGTGTGTGACAATAGCAATAATCCACAATCCAGAACTAGTCTTGGTTATGTGCAAGCTGATATTGCCGTGGTATATCAGGCGATTAATGAGAAATTTATTATCAACGTTCAAGGTGGAACAACGGTAGTTCTTGCAACGAATAGTGGTATTAGTCTTACAACAACGGCGTAAATAAGAACAGCGGGTAACAAACCCGAAATTTAGGAGTTTAGTATGCCTGCTCAATCGGGAAACAATTTTTTCAATGTGGGTCGTGATATCCAAGTAATTGCCTTAGACCAAAATGGTCAGCCAATTACCCTGGATAATATCACCGGTCATGATGCCAAACAAGTTACAGCCAATATCAAAGTCGATAAATTAGATTCAACCCAAATGAATGCTGAATTGCCGAAAGGCTGGACAGTGGATATAGAAGGGGTAAGAGCTGGACCTAGTTTGGATAACTTCTTCGCCAATCTCGAGACTCAATGGTATCAGAATGGCACCTATAACACGTCAAGTGTTTATGTGTATATCACTGAACCCAATGGATCGACCAGCAGTTTCCAATATACCAATGTCGCATTCAAATACACGGAATCTGGATCTTGGGCTGGTGATAAAGAAGTCAAATGGAAGATAGAAGGTGTAGCTAATCGCCGCATCGCTATCTAAACTTTAATCTCCTGTTAAATATGGATTATTTACAGGAGATTTTTTATGGCTTTAAGGCCAACAGCCGAAACTATAGTTAAGAAACCAAAAGCGGCAATTATAACATCTGATGATCAGACGGTTGTCGATGCGACCGGTCGAACATTAGTTTATCGAAAATTATCATTATTAGAAAGTGCTAGATTGATGCGAGCATGTGGCGAACATGCTAGCAATTCATCATTCTATTCATTGGCCAGTCTGGTTGCTTCAATTAGATCCATTGATAATGCTCCATTGCCATTTCCTAAAAACATAAATGAAATCGATGGAAGAATCGGTATGGTAGGTGATGATGGTGCCACTGCATTGATGAAGATATTGGTACCTGATGTCAAATTAGATGAAGACGGTGAAATTATTGATGTTGAAGCTGAAATTGATCCAAAAGAACAACTAAAAAACTAGCCAAGTCCCCGGAGTTCAGATGCGCCGTGGGACTTTGTAAAAATGGTGTGCCATTTAAAATTGCATTTGGTATTCCTGAATCCGAACATGTTATGTTGGATAATTTCGAAATTAATGCGTATGCAATTATAGCCGGTGAATTAGAAGGTAATGAATTTGATTGGGCTCTTATGAGATGGAAAAGTAAATGAATTTTCTTGGTGCTGCTGTCAGATTTACTGCTGCAATCGCGGCGATGCATGAATATAATCATAAGGCATTGGATCATATCGGCATTAAATTGGTTAAAGATAGTAAAAGTTATCTCGGTGAATATCAACCGAGTAATGATTATCAGCCAGAATGGGCACCGTTAGCTGATGCAACTATAGCCGATAAAGAAGCCAAAGGTTTTCCAACCCCAAGTCCATTGTTACGTACGGGCGAATTGCGCGACTCGATCAAATATATGATAGATGGAAATGATTTAGCAATAGGAAGTGATGATCCGATAGCTGAATATCAGGAATTAGGTACTGTGAAGATTCCACCGAGATCATTTTTAGCACGAAGTGTTTTCAATAATATTGAATTGATTAAAGATGAATTAGGCCGCTCAACAGTTGTGTGTATTTTAGGAAAGAATTATTAATGGACATTATGCGGATTGCCGTGCATATCGCAATGAGCAGCAATGCCGCTCAGGTATTAGGCGCTATAGCTGCACATTTTACTGGCCTCAATAATCAAGCGCATACGTTGGCTAATAGATTGGGTACAGTAAGAATGGCTGCATTATTGGCTGGTGCAGCAATCGGTACTATTGGATTTGCTGGTGCTGAATTCCTTGTTGATGCCACCAAAAAAGCCGAGAAATTGAATGATGCCTTAGTTCGTCTCCAAATTGGTGCATTGAAGAAAGATGAAAAGACCGGTGAATTACGGCGTTATACTGATGCTGAAATGGAAGTTGAAAAGAAGAACGCTTTTGCCTTGGCCAGACAGGTGCCAGGTAGTGCTGTAGATGAAATTGTAAAACAAAAACGTGAATTATATGGCGTGTTCGGTGATATGAAAGAAGTCGAACAAGTCCAGAAGGAAGTAGCTCAAGGATCCATTGCAGTAAGTCGTTATACTGACAAACAACAAGACCTCGCACAAATTGCCGTCAAAGCATTAGAATTACGTGGTCATATCCAAAAAGATGGCAAGGTAAATCCTGAAGAATTCCATAAGGAATTTGACAGTATGGTGCGAGCTATTGTGTCATCTGAAGGTTTAATCGATCCACAAAAAATATTGGCATTTGTCAGTCAAGCTGGTCCTGCCGCACGCAATATGAGTACCGAAGAAATGTGGGGATTAGCGCCAGCTATTATGAATGCGTTAGGCGCAAGTAAAGCTGGCACTGCTATGATGTCAACATTCTCACAATTTGTTGGTCATATTGTAGCTGGCAAACGAACAGCAGTAGCAATGGAACAAGCCCATATGTTGACACCTGGCAAATGGAGTGTCGGCAGGGGTGGTAAGATTATCATGGATAAAGACGCCGTGCCTGATCAAGAAAGGATGGCTACTCATCCTATTGAATGGATGCACGAGAAGATGGAGGCATTGCGCAACAAATATCGCAATAAAAAGACCGGTGTTGTAGATGACACAGCCGTTACGAAAGTAATCCAAGATATTTTCCAAATAGCATCGAGAGCAACTACTGCCAGAATGATGAGTGAGATTGACGCCAACTGGGCAGTTCTCAATAATGAGCGTATCCGTTTCGGTCGAACCCCTGGTGTAGAAGACATTGCCAAAGAACAGAACGATAAAAGTCTTACTGCTAATATAGAGAATTTCCATAAGGCGTGGGATAATTTCATGACTGCATTGGGTGGACCCGGTATCAAATTGGCCATTCCTTGGTTACAACAATTCACCAAATGGTTGAATGAATTAAACGAGTGGATTAATAATATGCCACCCGAAAAACAACAAATGTTGTTCAATGTCGCAGCTGGCTTAAGTGCCTTGGCTATAGGATTGGGTGGATTCATTGTCGCTGGTGTGGTCCTTAGTACTTTTACTGGTATAGCGACCGGGTTAACCGTATTGACGACCGGTATCATTGCATTCAGTGCTGCATTAGCACCATGGGTTGCTGGTGGGGTATTAGCAGTGACTTTTTCCGATTATATGGATAAATTATTTCCGAAACCAGCTACTGGTGGTCCACAGAAAAATGCCCTACCTGTTGATCCACGAAGTATGGGTCCACAACATACGTTACCGGGTAATTTACCGATGCCAGGTGATGCCGAATTTAAAGGTCCAGCATTAGCCCATAAATCGAGTTGGATTACACCACCACCATCAACTAAAACACCAATTCAATTGACTAGTAATCTTATATTAGATGGCAAACAAATTGCCTCTAATACCAATTATTACAATTATCGCTCAACAACCAGTCCAGCAAGTGGACCATCCTCACCGGGTAATCGTGGTTTAGGTCCGACCCCTTGGTTTGTAACGGCATAGGAATAAAATATGAGTGGATCAATAGGAGATTACTTTGGTGGAATACAATCGGTTGGTAATCAATTCGCCAACGTAAATTCACTTCAAAGTTTTGCAGATGCAACGACTAGTTTGTCTGATTTGTTATCAGGTCCACCTGTATTAAGTTTGGGTAAATTCAAATTCGTTGACTTCGAAGTGCCAGAAAATATTGAATATACCACACAAAATCAGATTGTTGAACATAAAATGCCGGGTGGTACTAAACAAATAGATGATCTCGGACCTGATCCGACCGATATATCATTCAGTGGCATTTTCCTTGGTTCCAATCAACAAACCCGACGTGCGGCATTAGAACAAATCCGAACTCAAGGTGTGATTGTTCCATTGATTTGGCAAGATCAATATAGAGACGTGTTTGTAAAAAATATCAAATATACTGCTAAAGGTGGTATGACCAATTTTACCGTGGAATGTCTTGTAATTCCATCAACACCACCGAAACCCAAAACTTCACTTCTTGGTGCTATTACCAATAGTCTCAGTAATGCTCTTGGTGTTGATATTCCAGCGGCTCTATCCAATGTTCAAACAGTCCTTGGCAATATAACCCCATTAGTGCAACAAGCGGTAAACCTCACAGGGGGTAGCAAAGGGGCATTGGGCATATTAGGGGCTGTGGGTAGCGCCAATAATATAGTTGGTGGCTTAAATCTTGTGGCAAATGGTAGTATTGGTGGTATCACACAAATTGCCACATCCATTACAAGTAGTGGCAGTGCAATCTCAGCTATTAGCACCTTAACCAAGGCATTCGGTAATGCAACGACCACCAGTCGAATAGGTAATAATCTCACAGTTATGCAGGCTAATTTACAAGTTCAGGGGTCACATTAAAATGCAAATCATCAATGTTGTAGAAGGTACATTACTCCAACGAGTGGCAGCAACCTATCTCGGTGATGCAACTTTATGGATTTATATTTCACAAGCAAATGGCTTGATCGACAGTAAAATATTAGGCATGGGTCAAATCATTATTCCTGACGTTGATAGTAGTTTGACTGGTGGCATATTTGTCTAGTCTCAATTCAATTACCCCGTTAAGTTTCGTCAAACATCCACGATTACAAGTGTTGACCAATGGAACAGTGATACCTGGGTTGATCCATGCAACAATGACGAGTACCAACAATTATAAAGCAGATGAATTCGAGTGTGAATTTTCATTATGGGATGATCCGAAATTCGGTCCTAGTTTTTTCGATGTCGAAGAATTGGATATCGATATTCAATTATCAATTGTAACAGGGTCAAATAAAGACGCGTTTCGTTCAATATTATTAGGCAAAACCGATCGAATAAATGTTAAATGGTTTCAGGGCACAGTAATATTGTCTGGCCGTGATAAAACCAGTTTATTCCTAGATACCAAAATTAACGAAACGTATCAGAATCTCACTAGTTCAGAAGTAGTTAGCCAATTGGCTAATGGACATCCGGGTATTACATCTGATATTGATCCAACAACTACTAAAGTTGGTTCATATTATGCTCATAATCAAAGTCAAAATGCTACGGGTGAATTCACCAAATCAACGACTGAATGGCAATTGATAACCTATCTTGCACAACAAGAAGGTTATGATGTTTGGGTTAAAGGCAATACGATCCATTTCAAACAACAAATTCTCCAAGATCCAACACCATGGACTATCAATCTACACAAGCCAGCTCAACGAAAGAATCAAACATATCATTACGGCAATACGGTTAAAGATGTCGATCTTGAGCGCAATTTGTCTATAGCCAAAGATGTGAAAGTTATTCTCCAAAGTTGGAATAGTAATGATGGCAAATTAATGACTGCGACTTATGGTTCTTCTGCTGGTAAGAACAGTCAGACCTATACCCGACAAGCCCCACCCAATATGACTCAAGATCAATTGAATAGACGAGCAAATTCACTTGCATTAGAAATCAGTAAAAACGAACGAGTGATTAATTGGCGTGAACCCGGTGTTTCGGATATATTGACACCACGTAATATGGTCCAAGTTATTAACTCAGGCACGAGTTTTGATCAAAACTATTATATTCAGAAAATAACAAGAACCTTTAGTATCGATGGTGGCTTAGAAATGTTTATTTCGGCGAAGAACCACTCTGTGGATACCTCAGCCGGTGAAAGTGCAGTTAGCGGATGAATTTTTCATTCGACGATATAATCGATCAAGTTACCTTACGGATGATCGATGTGATCAATCAACGGCCAACATTACGACCTGGATTAGTTACAAGTTACGATCCTGCCACAAATTGCGTTAAAGTGCAATGGCAACCAGATGGAACATTGAGTGGTTGGTTACCTGTTGCCAGTCATGCAGCATCGAATGGCTGGGGAATATGGTCGCCACCTAATATGGGTGACGAAGTAATTGTTGAACATTTACAAGGTGATCATAATTCAGGCATTGTAATTGGCACCAAACATAATACCAAAACCCCAATGGGATCAGCCCCCAATACAATTGCTGGATCCAATCAAGTTCCACAACAAGGTGAGATAGTTCTCGTCAATAAGAATGGTGCTACTATCCGTCTTGCATCAGATGGCAGTATCTATATCAAAGCGATTAATATCAATATCGATGGAATTCTGACAGTTAGTGGTAATATTATAGGCCAACAAGATGTCAGTGATAAACATGGATCTTTGGAACGACTGCGAGCGAATTATGACGGACATCAACATAGCGGGGTTTCAACAGGAAATGGATTAACCGGCACAACTAGCCTCAACGATCAAATTTAATGTAAATACGAACATGGATATCCAACATCTCTATGGCGAAGATTTAACCTTATCGATTACAGGTGATATCGCATTATCGTCAAATACCGCTTTAGGCCAAGAAAAGGTCCTCAGAGATCTATTGACCAATCCAGGCGATGATATCAATCATTTAGATCGTGGTGCTGGTGTACGACAGAACATATTCATGCCAGTTGATTTGCAACGCATTCAAGCAGTGATTATGGGGCAAATGTTGAAGGAATCATATGTCGATCAATCAAGTCCAATAACAGTTACGCCAGCACTATTAGCCGATACAACAGTTATTGTTCAAATAATTTACACAGATATATCTGGAATAACTTCGGTGTTATCAGTTCCATATATTTAGGAATATCAAATGTTATTGCCAGTCATCGATTTCTCCACTGCTGTACAGAATTTCATTGTAGCAATGCAATCAGTTAATCCAAATCTCACTGATACCACGGAGAATTCGGTAGCACTCGCGTTTGCTGAAGCCAGTGCACATAATTTGATCACATTAGAAAATATTGCAGTTAATTTGTTGGCTGTTACTCGGCTTGCTACTTCAATTGGATCTGATGTCGATAGTTTCGGTATTGATTTCGGGTTTTTACGGCTTGCACCAACATATGCAACAGGTAATGTTACATTCTCACGGGCTAGTCCAAATAATATAGGCTTAGTACCGATCGGTGCTCAAGTACAATCGATAGACGGCACCCAAACGTTTACAGTTACTCAAGATAAAACCAATCTTAATTGGAATGAAGCAATGTTAGGCTACACCTTATACAGTG